ATGAATACATCAGACTTACCGTTAACCACTGCCCTGGAGGGGTTTGGTTATAATAATATGGATATGTTGAGAAACTCATTAAGGAATATCCAGACCCAATTGGAATTGCCGCAGCTTAGCCTTTCCAGCTCATTTTTTTTAAAAGGTGAAATAACACATGACGCCGGAGAGGTCCGGATGATCAGAAAACATAAACTGATAAAAATTGAAAGATTATGAAGAAACTGACAGCAATTTTGAAGGGCTGCAACCTTGTGGACAAGTTGTTCAGCCTGCGTGAGAAAGAGATCAACCGTAAGATCGAGGGATCCAAGGACGAATGCGAGAGACGCAAGGCCGAGGCGGAGATCAAGTATGAGAACTATTGCAAGGAACTGGGTGGGAAAGATGTAGACTACCGTCGCATCATCAACGGAATGCTTGAATGCAAGCAGGAGATAATGGACGCCGACGAAACGCTCAAGGTGATTGCGGAGGTGGAAGCGGACCTTCAGTCCGAGGCCGAGTTGGAGGAAGAGAAAGAAAAATAGTTCATACAACCGGTAATAGATTGAATTTTAGTTAGGCATTCCGTCCCGATCCGTGACGGATAGGGACGGAAATTTGAAGACAATTTTATAAACCAAATAAACGATGAAAAAGAAAAAAGCTATAAGAACACTGATTGAGATTGATGAAGTGTTCCAGAATGTAGAGCCCGGACATTTTTTCGTAGTAAGAATCTTCGGCATTCCGATAGCACGGTTCAACCAGATTGCACGGAATGTCGAAGAAGATGATGAAGAAGAATAGAATTATTAACAATTAAAATTAACACACCATGAAATTTGATATTCAATTTGACGAAGTGCGCAAGATTGCGATACAGATAGAGGAGCTGGCGCACAAGCTGGCAGCGGAAACCTCCAAGGAAGGTTCCCGTGACGAGAACAGTATTTATGTATATTCAGCCGAAATCGCCCGTCTGGCTTTCCCTATCACGCCGACAGTGGACGGAGCGCGTCCTGCAAGACCCTTATGTATTCACTACCCCAGTCTCGTGAAGATCGAGAACACATTCCGAAACAGAAGACTGGATATATTGACTGACAATGTTGACAGCCAGCGTAAAAGTATGGATCAGTAGAGGGTTATTATCCAGGAAGAAGGCTATCTCCCCTAGTTTGTATGGAGAAGTCTTGTTTTTGTCCGAAAGGCTGGATGTCATAAACAGAAGACCGGGCTTCCATGCTTCTCCAAAACCGGATAATATTTTAAACACTCTTTTAATAGCAGCCTCATTAGTAGCCCTGCAAGAAACAGTTACCTGATAGGTGTCAATAGATTCATTATTCATGACTAATAATTTTTAAAATTCGACATAGCAAAAATAACAATAAACCCTGAAGGGCGCGTCCAATCCGGCAATAATTTTAAAATTCGACACTTTATCTTTATCCGGATGCGCCCTTAATTAAAAACCGAAAGCAATGAAAACATTCAGAATTATCCATATAGCGGCCGCTGTCATCGGCCTTGTGGTAGTGCTCAGACTGGCGGACAACCTACGCCCCACCTTCAACGAGAACCTCGCCGCCTCGGTCCTTGCAGTCGTATGCTGTCTTTCCCTTATCGGACAAAGGTATTACAGGGAGGAGAAGTAGGACTGCGGTCAGGGAGCCGGAAGGCGGCCCTTGTTTCCGGTTCGACGCCGGAAACCGCACAAGGTTAAACAATAAAACGGTTGATATGGCTGTAATCTATAATGACAAGGTATGTATCTACGCCAACGAGCTGATCATGTATGATCCGAAACGCAAGGTGGGCTCCGAGAAGGGCTTCCTCCCGCGAGGGACATACGACAGCAAGGTAAACCGGAAGCAGATCATCATAGCAAGAAGAAGCATTCCTAATTCTCCCGCTCTGGTGGAGTTCGACTCGCTGGAAGTATACATACAGCAATTATACATCAAATATTACGGTGATCCCCATGAGGATGTCGAACGTGCCGCCACCAGCCCGCTTGAGAGGGCGGTAGGGTACAACGAGGCCGCCTACTCCTTCTTCACCACCTACAGGGACGGTGCGGGAAAGCCGCTCAGACCGGAGAAGGTCACGCTTTACACACTCCAGGCACGTGTCCTGGATGCAGTCATCCGGCTGCGTGACAGCAATGCGGAATGCGGTTTCGGACGTGGCGGCTCCCGTTTCAACGTATGGGACAGGCTGAGTGAGATGGTGAACGACCTGCTGAAAGTACGGGACAGCAAAGGCAACACCCGCTATCCCCACAAACTTCCTTCGACGGGAAAGACGCTCAAACGTAAAGTGGACCAGTATGAGGCGGAAGGCTTCATCGCTCTGGTGCACAAGAACAAGGGCAACACGTCCGCCGCCCTGATACGGGACGAGGAGGACGAGGCGATCATGCACAAGCTGCTTTCCCAGCACATGAATTTGAACAACGCACAGATAATGGAACAGTACAACAAGATAGCCTCCATATTGGGGAAACCGGAAATCAAGAGCCCTGTCACGGTGGACAGGTACCGGAAGATGATGGAATCCACCACCCTGGGGCACCAGCGCGGAACCACTGTCCTGAGGAACTCCCTTGAGATGCAGCACAAGCGTGAGGCTCCGAAGACCGCCATGACCTACTGGACACTGGACGGATGGGACGTGGAACTGGTCTACCAGAAGAGGCAGCCGGTGGACAAAAAGGTGAACGGCGAGACAAGGACTTACAAGAAAACCACCATCCACAACCGCAAGACCATCGTGGTGGTGCTGGACGCCTGCGGCAAGTATCCGATAGGATATGCCATCGGCGACCATGAGAGCCCGGCATTGATACGAGAGGCGCTGCGCAACGCCATCAAGCACGCCCGGGAACTGTTCGGGGCACGGTACAAGCCGTTGCAGCTGCAGAGTGACAACTACCAGAAGGGGGTAATGGTTCCGTTTTATGAGGCGATGACGGTGCACTACATTCCCGCCGCGCTCCACAACGCCAAGGCCAAGATCATCGAGCCGTACTTCAATTATCTGAACAAGACGTACTACCAGCTGGAGAAGAACTGGAGCGGTGTGAACATCAACAGCAGGCGCGGCTCCCAGCCCAATATAGAGATCCTGAACAAGAACCGCCACCTGATCCCCGACGAGGAGGGCGTGCTGGCGCAGATACACGGCATCATGCAAAGGGAGCGGGCCAAGAAGCTGGAGGCGTACATGGCCGCATGGGAACGCACCCCCATGGAACGCCGGATGCCGTTCTGTGACGAGGAGTACCTGTTTCTTATGGGCGACACGACGGGGCGCACCAACCGGCTCACCGGCAAGGGGCTGCTGATCGAGCTCTTCGGGGAGAGGATCAATTACGAGAGTTTCGACATGGAGCTGCGCAACCATTTCCACGAGGACTGGTCCGTGCACTACGATCCCGACGATCTGTCGCAGGTGCTCATCGTCAATGCCGAATCCACCAAAGGGCACCGGCTGGCAAAGGAAACGGGGGACCTGAAATTCCTCCTGCAGCGTGACATGAAGACACCGATGGCCCTGATCGACCAGAAACCCGAACATTTCGAGCACCGCAGGAAGGTGGACGAGTTCAACCGGCAGTTCGAGCGGCGGTATGTGGCCAGACAGGAGCAGGTGGACGAGGTGATAACCGCCATGCAGGAGCGGAACCCGCTTCTGAAGAGCAACAGCCTGCTGGACCGCGCCCTGCTCACCGACAGCCGGGGACAGCACAAGATCCGCAAATACGAGGCGCGTGGCCAGACGGTGGAGGACGTGGATTTTGAAGAGATTGCGCCCGGACCTCTCAGGGTTCCGTCCCCTCTTGCGGATGACGATTACGAATGGGACGACGCCGACATGAATTTTTCAAGATGATTTAATAACACTTTAAAAACAGCATAATTATGGATAAGGAAGCATTGAAACAGTACATAGAGAATTTGATAGAACGTGGTTCAAAACCTTCAGAACTGGCCCGTCGCTGCGGCGTGTCCGATGCGGCGATGTCCCAGTTCCGTTCCGGCAAGTACGGCGCGAATGACGACAACCTGGCGGTCAGGATCGCCACAGGCCTTTATTTCTATGAGAATTCCCGCAATGTGGTTGATACCGTAACCTCTTACCGGCAGGTGAAGCGGGCGTTCGAGGTTGCCAGGGGAAAGAGCAAATGGGTATGTATCAGCAGCCGCAGCGGAAGCGGAAAGACCCAGTCTCTGATTGACCTGTACAATCTGTGCGGTGACAAGGGGGTTGTATATATCAAGTGCCGCAAATGGAGCAGCCGCAAGTTCCTTACCAAACTGGCACAGGCCATGGGAGAGAATGTGACGCGCTATATGGATAATGACAGCCTGCTGGACCTGTGCATCGCGCACATGAATTCCCTGTCCTCCTATAAGCCCGTCCTGCTGATAGATGATGCCGGCAAGCTCACGCATTCGGCCATGTGCACGCTTATTCCCCTGTATGATGACACGCTGGGGCGCATGGGGTGTCTGGTGGCCGGCACGGAAACGCTGGAGCGCAATATCAGGCGGTATGTGGGACGTATCGAAGGGTATGACGAGATAGACGGGCGTTTCGGCCGCAATTACATCACCCTTCTGGGCGCTACCAAAAAGGATGTCATCGCCATCTGTATGGCCAACGGCGTGCAGGACAGGGAGACGGCGGAAGAGATATGGGGAAAACTTCCCAAGGTCAAGAAGCAGCCGCGTGAGGACGATCCCCGCCAGGTATTGTTCGCCGATGACCTGCGCGAGCTTTCGGGAATGATAGACAATGTGGTAATCAGACAGGAAATCAGCAACGGAGGAGCCGGCTTATGATCAGGTCATTGTCGTTTGACAACATATTGAACAAAAAATACGAATACATCCCCTTTTCCAAGGATTTCATGGATGCCTTTGGAAAGAGGCAGAAATCCGGGGCGTGGATCGTATACGGCAAGTCCGGACAGGGAAAGACCTCCTTCACCTTCCAGCTGGCCAGGGAGTTTGACCGTATCGGCTACAAGGTGCTGTTCATTTCCCTTGAGATGGGTGTCGAGTCCGATTTCAGGGACTCCCTGCTCGGATTCATGAATTCGTCAAGGAGTGGGATGCTGTTCTGGGACGAGGTCCCCACTTTCGATGAGTTTGACGAATTCCTCGGGAAACAGAGATCCCCGGACGTGGTCATCATTGACTCCCTGCAGAGTCTTGAAGGCGAGATGGACGTCACCGCCAAACAGCTGGTCGAGCTCAGGAAGAAATACAGGAAGAAGATATTCGTATACATCTCCCATGTGGAGGGGAAGGAGGTGCAGGGAACGGTGGCCTACAGAGTCAAGAGGGACTGCTTCTCCCGCATAGAGGTGAACGGGTTCTGCGCCCGGTACATGAGCCGTGGTGTTCCCGGTCCGAAAGGATTCTATGTGGTCTGGAAGGAGGGCTATGAGAGATGCTGGCTCAGGAACAGTGACGAACCATTTAACAGCAATAGCAATGAACAAGAGAATTGAATTACCCGCGACAAATGCCCAGAAGCGGTGCATACACCGCCTCAGACGGCAGTTCGGGCTGGACGAGGATGAATACAGGCATCTTGTCCGGCAGTTCAGCGGCGGACGGACAACGACGTCCGCGGAGTTGTGCAAAAGCGAGGCCGCAAGGCTGATCGGGACGCTGCTCGATCCCGACGGGAGAAAGGATCCGGAAAGACGGGAGAAACTGGCACTGGTCAAGGCCATTTACGCCGTGTCAATGGACATCGGTTTTCTCAACAGGAGCTACCGCAGCGACAATCCCGTGGAGGTTGAGATGAACAAGGCGAAGATCACCTCCTTCCTGAAGAGCCACGGAGGATGCAGGAAGCCGGTGTCAAGCCAGAACCTGGAGGAACTGAAGGCCACACTGAAACAGCTGAAGGCCATAAGACGGAAGGAGGAGGTATGAGAATAAAGCACCTTGTGTATGTGATATCCGCCCTCTCGGCTTTCGCGGGCATGATAGTTAATGATGACTTCTGGGCGAAAACATGGTCACTGAACGCCATGCTATGGATACTGATAGCATGGATAAACGATAATAAAAACAACAATGATGACAATGGAAAAGACGAAATTCGAAAAGGAATGTGCTGACATGTGTGCCGATTGCCACGCCAAAGGGCTGGACATCTGCCGGGAGGATGCGGACACCGTGCAGCCGATGTTCGCCCGGTGCGGGCTGTGCGGGAAGGTGTTCTGTGAATACAACAACCACATGACCGTGAACCATCTCTGCTGGGAATGCCAGACGGCCATAGAACAGAACGTTGACTGCAACGAGGAGATAATCGACCCTGATTTATTCAGGAATTTATTCACTAATAAATAAGAACAGATATGGATATCAAGAATTTATCTGAAAAGGAACGTGAGGCCCTGCTAAGCAAGCTGCAGGCCGAAAAGAAAAGAAAGGACGGGGACCGAAAGAAGAACTACCAGAAGCTGCGTACCAGATTCCTCGCCTCTGTGGAGAGGAAGCTCCGCAAGTATATCAAGGATGGTCAGGAGTTCAAGGAATGGCTCCGTAAGGAGGCCACCGCCTACTATGACCAGCTGAAGGAGTACGGCGGTCTGAAACGTGACGAGCAGCTCGGGTTCGAGGTGAAGAACGACACCTTCAAGGTTTCCGTCAAGGGGAACCGGGTCAAGGGCTTCGACGAGAGGGCCGACGTGGCAGAGAAGCGCCTGGTGGACTACCTGAACGCATGGATCGGCAAGAAGGGCGATGACGGGCGCAACCCCATGTACAAGCTGGCCATGTCGCTGCTCCAGCGCAACGAGGCCGGGGATCTTGACTACAAGTCCATCTCCCGCCTGTACGAGCTCGAGGACGACTTCAACGACCCCGAATATTCGGAAATCATGCAGCTCTTCCGTGAGAGCAACGTGGTGGAAGGCACGGTGATCCGCTTCTACTTCGAGGAAAAGGACGGAAACAATCAATGGAAAAGAATAGAACCCTCATTTAACAAGATGTAAATTATGATGCACAATTGGTTTGAATGTTCCATCCGCTACGAGAAGGTGGCGGAGAACGGCATGAACAGGAAAGTAACGGAAGCCTATCTGGTCGACGCGCTGAGCTTCACGGAAGCGGAAGCCCGTATTATTGAAGAAATGAACCCGTATATCAACGGTGAATTTACTGTTTCGGGCGTCAAACGCGCCGGTTACAGCGAACTGTTCCCATCTGAGGAAGATGCGGCCGACCTCTGGTTCAAGTGTAAGCTGTTCTTTATCACGCTGGACGAAAAAAGCGGAGCGGAGAAAAAGACCCCCACTACCGTACTGGTGCAGGCCTCCGACCTTCGCGATGCCGTAAAGAAGCTGGACGAGGGGATGAAGGGCACGCTGGCGGACTATGTCATCGGCTCGGTGGCCGAGACCGCCATTATGGATGTCTATCCCTACACTGCTGATGTGAAACCTGAATTTCCCGGTGATGATAAGAAGGAAGTTTGACCATCCCCATGTAGTCCTGTGCCGCACATGCTGCGGCCGGGGCTTTCTTGAGAACATGGACGAGCTGGCGGACACCGTACATACCGTTGTCTGTCCCGCCTGCAAGGGGAGCGGACGTGTGGTCGTATCCTCCGTTACCCTTACCACCGTGGAGCCTTATGATCCCGAATCCCCAAATCTCGCGATGTATGGAAAAGGACGGAATGAATGAGTACCTGCTGCTCTCCGTGGAAACATTGGAGAGGATCAAATCCGCGATGGAGGATATGCTGGATGAATCAAGACTCCGGTGCCGGGAGGGCTGGCATAAGCGTGACAGGGCGTTCCGTCCGCAGAGTTTCAGGAAAAGAACCACCCGACACCGCATAAGGAGCCGGTGCTTTTAAAACAGATTTAAGAACAGATTTAAGAACCTTTTAAACGACAATCTTATGAACCTGAGAAAAGACAACAAGGAAAAGAAACCGATGCAGCTTATGCTGGACGAGATCTCCGGAATGATGGGCGTCTCGCAGGAGATGATCCTGTCCCGGATGATATCCAGGAACATATCCGATTCAAGGATGCTGTTCTGCTATATGGCGTATGAGGAAGGGTATCTGTTCCGTGAGATAGCCTCCTTCCTGAAGATATCCAGATGCAGGGCGACAACCGCGTATTATGATGTGAGACTGAGAAAGGAAAAGTTCCGCCCGATCATTGCAAGGCTGGCCGGATGCGGAACGGGAGGTGTCTAGCAGCACTGCAGGTGACGGTTCCCGCACGGTCCGAAAAACCCAGGCGGGACTATATTAACCATTTCCGGCAGGACAGGCCGCTTGAGGGGGTGTACTTCACGGACTTTGCAAGGGATATGCTTGAGAGAAGGGGAAAACGCAGGTCCGGACATTATGCCGCGGTTTATGATGCGGTCCTCCGGCACATAGACAGGTTTTCCACCGAATTCGACTGTGACATCTTCACCAATTCCGTGACGGAGGAGTTTCTGGACGACTTCATTGTCTATCTTGAGAGCCGGGGGCTGCGTCACAACACCATAGCGGGCTATGTCCAGAAGATACAGTCGCTCGTCAGAAAGGCATCGCAGTACAATTACGCCGTAGACGCCACCTATGACGGAACAGATTTGCGTGAGGAGCCGGTAAATGCCGTTTTCCTCTCGATGAACGAGATCGCAAGGATCTACTATTACAAGTTTGAGAGGCAGGACAGAAGAAAGGCCAGGGAGCGGATACGTGACCTGTTCGTCATAGGCTGTCTGACCGCTCTGAGATATTCCGATTATTCGACATTGACAAAAGACAATTTGAGAAATGGATACATCATAAAAAGGACAAAGAAGACCAATGTGGACGTCAAGGTCCCGGCTCATGATTATGTAAGGGAGATATTCGAGAAATATGACGGGAACATACCCGGAGGACTGTGCATACAGTATTTCAACAAGTATCTGAAGGTCATCATGAGGGAGATAGGGCTTACCGACAGGATCACTTTCTCCTACACGAAGGGAGGAAGGCTGGTCACGGAGACCCGGGAGAAATGGGAACTGGTCAGCAGCCATACGGCAAGAAGAAGCGCGGCCACGAACATGTACCTTACAGGACGGATGAAGACATTGGAGATCATGAGACTGACAGGGCACAGGTCTGAGCAGAACTTCTTCCGGTATATCCGGCTTACTGCGGATGATACGGCCCGGTCAATCTCCGGAGACAGTTTTTGGAGGAAATAATAACCTGCCATTTGCCGGTGTCGGCAAATGGCTCATAACGATATAGAAAGAAACTAAATGGAATTAAAAGAATTAACAGCAAAGATATGTGATTTATTCGGCTGCATAAGTGTTGAGACACTTCCAAATAAGATTACATCAGCTTTGTTCTCTCAAAATCCAACCATATATTTTGACAAATACAAAGAAGTGTGTCCGGATTTGACTATAGACTGGTTGCAGAGGGTGTATCAGTTCTACCATGCAGACAGGAATGAGAAAAAGCAGGATTATACGCCTGTGGCTCTTGCTAAATTGGTCGCCTATCTTGGATATAGATCAGACGAAAAGGTGGTGTATGACTGTTGCTGTGGTTCCGGAGCTTTGTCTATTCAAAAGTGGTGTGTTAATCCGGAAATGAAGTTTATTTGTGAGGAACTGGATGAGAATGTGTTACCCATCCTTCTGTTTAATCTCTGCATCCGGAATATTGAAGCTACTATCGTGAATAGAGATATTTTGTCTGGAGAAATTTTCCAGTCATACAATACAGTGAAAGGTACTATGTATGCTTCCATCCAACGTCCTATGTTTCCAGAAACAGAACTCCAGAAGGCGGATGTAAGTGTGTCTAATCCTCCTTTTAATTTAAAATCTTCAGTTTCTGAAAATATACTAAAGGATTTACCCCCCAAATACACCTGTAATTTTGCTTTTGTCGCTCATTGTCTGCAAAGAAGCGAGAGATGTGTGTTGATCCTTCCACGAGGCGTATTAACAAGTAAAGAAGAAAAAGAATGCAGGAGATACTATATTGAAAAGGGATGGCTGAAAGCAGCTATTTCTTTGCCGGAAAAAATGTTTGAGTCTACCTCTGTATCGACTTGCATCCTTTTGTTTGATAGAAAGAAAACAAGTAAGGATGTGATGTTGATTAGCGCGGAAAGAATGAAGTCTGTTGAGGTGAGAGAACAACGTGGAGAAGGTGACGCTTCGCATTATAACCGAATTTACAAAAAAGAGTTCAACACATTTTCAGATGAGCAAATAGCCGCTATTTGTGGGCTTCTAACAAAAGAGCAGGATTCATTTTCCAAAAAAATTTCTAAGGAAGAGTTAGAACAACATGGGTATGATCTGACTATTGGTCCATATTTACCTATCGAGTTGGGAGTAACGATTCATCGTGATTTCAATGCTATAATATCGGATATAAACCGCATTATCCGTGAACGTAATGTAATTAAAATAACGGTCAATAAGGTTTGGGCTGAAAGACTTGGACTTACAGATGTTATACGAAGCTGTGAGGAATCCAATAAGGTAGTGAAAGCTATGAATGAAAGTTTTGCATCATTCAAGAATTACGAAGTAAAAGAGAAAATTATTGAGAATAAGTATATTCAATCTTCCAATAGTAAAGTGTTTTGCATCGAGAATACTGATAAGGAAATATTATCAAGCATCATGCCTTTCTTTATGAATATGTATAAACAACATATATATTACCTTAATAATGAAGAAAATAGACTTCTTGCTGAGCTTAGAGATTCTATGCTACCACTATTGATGAATGGAGAAATAACTTTCAATGATTAACTAATAACGATATAGAAATGAAAAAGACTTTTAAACAATGGGCTAAACAGGATAAAGATTTGAATGTTTTTTTGTGCCCAGGTGATTATATTGACGAAAGGTTATACAACTACATAGCGGATATCATACCTCCTGCATATTGCTCAAGAGACCTTATGCAAGGATGCGATGCCATTAAAAATGAAGGCGATGTATTATATTACATCACAGTGTACAGAACCGATGATAATCAGTACTTATATCTCGGTGTTTTACCAGAATTTAAACAGTAATTTAAACGTGACAGAAATGAAAAAGACTTTTAAACAATGGGCTAAACAGGATAAAGAAAATGAATTAAATAGCCTTGGACGGGCTTTGTAAAATCCATATTGACATGAAAAAGTATATTGGAACAAAACAGATTGAAGCAGAACCTATGACAAGAGGTGATGCGTGGGGAAAACATCTTCTTAGAGAAAAACCGTCAACGGAAAATTTTGATGATAAGGGCTATCATGTCCGTTATGAAGATGGATATGAAAGCTGGAGTCCTAAAGATACGTTTGAAAAGGCGTATAAAATAGCTGATACCCCTCTTGACCGTATGTATATCGAATATAATGAGTTGATGGACAAACATAATAAGTTAGTACTGTTTCTTGGTCGAAAAGATGCTGTTGAAATAGCTGGTAAAAATCAGGTTGCTTTAATGGGGCTGCAAAAAATACAGATGCACGACTACCTTCTCACATTGAAAGAGCGCATTGACTTAATGAAGAAATAAATATTGGCCATACGGTGGTTGAATGTCTGCCGTATGGCTCAAAACGATATAAAAAAGAATAAGAAATAAAATGATGAATAATCCCGGAAGGTATAAGCTACATCAGTATTTGAAATATGCTCACCAATGGGCGGATACAGTCAGCTATAAATGCCGGTTATATTTGATATTGGATAATGGGAAAATAGTAAGAGCCAGAACTGATGTATAAAATATACGATTTTGTGAGTGACAACATATTTCATATCAACGATAAGATAATTGACGTATAACTGAATTATATTGGAACAAATTAAAATTTGATTACAATGAGTGTTTAGGTCGGATTGCTTCAACTAAGCCGGTAAAGAAACACATGAGAAGGATGAAAACGCTTGAATGGCGTATAATAATTAATCGGAAAGAGTTTATAGTTAATCCTTTAGGGGGAAAAACATACTTTCCACCTTTTTAATAGAAGTAGTATGAAAATAAAGAACGTAGGACAACTTAGAAAAATCATAGAGAATCTTCCCGATGATTACGAAATCGAGATGCGTATTAGACGCAAATTGACGGATGAAGAATTGAAAAATTGCAGATACCCTTACCCTTACGATTTATAAGAGAATTAATAACGGGTACCGGGCAGACTAGCCGCAGCACCCGTTATTCGTATATAAGAAAAGTCAATCGATCATTTCCTTCCAGGGAATTTCCACTCCCTTCTTCTTCATCTTATAGAGCCACACAAGGAAGATCATTCCCTTGAATCCGTCCGGATCTTCCAGATACTTCCTTGCGGCCTTGAGGATAACCGGTTCCGTGATCATTGCCTCCGGATACCAGTCGCTGTATAGCATGTTGGCCAGATAATGCAGGTCATGCAGGCTTTCCTCGTCCGGAAGCGAAATTTTCTCCCGCTTGAATGCCTCGATGATATCTTCCATACTCCATCGATGACTGGTGCCATCCACATTCTTCAGATGCCGGATCGCAAACTCTGCCAGCTTCCCGTTGAAGTGCTCGCCATATTTTTCGATGTACTCTCTCTCGTAGTCACATCCGATAACGATCATGTACATGGCCTTTACTTTTTGAATTCGTTGATAAATTCAGAGATGGCTTCAGAGAGCTTGTCGACCTTACTTTCCAGATTGCCGATGCGCTTCTCGTTCTCCTTCTTTTCCTTGTAATCCGTATCCCACTCCTCCAGGATGTCATCACAGGTCTGCACGTTCTTCTGGTGTTTATCGTAGGAGTCTATGACTGCCTGACTCTGCGCGCGTGTGGCACGTACTTCCGCGAGGATACCTTCCTTGTCGGCCGAGAACACTAACGTTCCGGCATAACATACGGAAAGCGTCTCCGGCATGGTGAAGGTCTGCGTCTTTTCTCCCAGCAGGAGGGTAACGTCTACCACTCTCCCCAGGTTCTGGAGAGTCTGTCCGGGCTTCTGTGCCGGGAAATAGGGATCTCCGACGCTTACGACCTTGCCGGTCTCGGCTTTCAGCGTTTCGTGGTTCAGCACGTATATGGGATACCCGTTCTTTAAATCTTTGATCAGCATAATTTAAATTCGTTTTAAAGGTTTTAAAAACAGTCCGGGAGGTTTCCCTCTTGTGGTCCTCCCGGCTGGAATAATTACGCAATTACGATGGTCAGCGAGTCGTTGAGCGTATAGGTATGTGCCCTTCCGCATTGTACGTCCGATCCTCCCTGTCTGCGTCCCACCGACGTGATGGTAACGGAAGTCGGAACGGCCGTCTGTCCCTGGAACGCCGCAACGAAATGTTCGGTAAACAGTTGCGTGGCAGCCCTGCATCCGCATCCGGGAGTAACCACGGTTACCACAGCGGTAACGGGTACAAACACCGTTGTGCCATTAAGTACCGGTGTACCGGCGGTGTAATTCACCGTAACCTGCGGTTGCAGACTGGAATCGATGCAGAAGGGTCGGCAAAGCCTCTCCCTGAATGTCGCCAGGACTGCCAGCTGATTGGCCACCGGTGCGGCAGCCAATCCTACGGGTGATAATGTAACCATATCAGTTTTCTGTTTTTACGGTTACACTCCCACTCCCATATTTCCCGAAGCGCATCCGCATCCTCCGTTTATCACGGAAGCGATGTATCGGTTCTGTCTTTCCTGGGAGAGTTCGAACTTGAGATCCTGGATCTTCAGCTTGTCCTCAGCCGACCAGTGGTTGTTCAGCGTATCGATGATACGTTGCGTGTTGTCCTGACCCGCGCGGATGATGTCGCACTTGTCCTGTTGTGCCTGGAAGGCGGTAGCGGAGAATCCCTGCGCGATTGCCACGCCCAGATCCCGTTGTCCGTTACGGAGCTCACCGGTCTGCTGGCAGGTCGCAAGCTGTTGCTCGTATCCCATCTTCAGGATGGCCTGCTGTGTCTGGCAGCAGCAGTTCTGCAGGGCCTGGATGACATTGCAGTCTCCCATGTTGACGGCGTTGATGACACGCTCGGCGGAGAACCCCACCTGTCCGGCAACCTGCTGGATGCCCGCCTTGACGTCACAGATGGATGAGTTCAGGGTGTTGAAGTCGCAGTTCAGGTTGGTTGCCAGTTCGCGGATGGCACCGGTGTTGCCGCGGATTCCGTCCATGACGAGGTTGGCGTTCTGGTTGTCGCTGATCTGGTTCTGCAGGGCGGCGTACTGCGCGTTGTTGCATCCCCCGTTCTCGCAATTGTTGCCCCACATGCGGTTTGCGAACATCATCCACACAAGGTAGATGAACGGGTTGTTCATCCAGTTGTTCATGCCGCCGTTCATCATGGCGGCCATCTCTGCGCCATTGTCACGCTGTCCGAGCAGCGCGCCCATCAGCGCGTCGTTGTTGTTCCGTCCCGCCAGTGCGTATGCCAGGGCGTCGTTGTTGCCGCGGTAAGGATCACCGCAGCAGATAATCTTTTCTTCAGCCATTGTATTTGTATTTTGTAGTTCCGGTCACTATCCGACCGTGGTGCAAACATACTCAACTACACGCGCTCCGTCAAGCGTCCTGTTCCCATGTGCTTCCTTATTTGTTCCAGATATGTTCCGATCATCGGCGAGGTGATGTTCCGTGCCAGCAGGCGCCGTATTCCCCGTGCCGTGCGGTTGGTCATCCCCGCTATCTGGTCCGGATACAGGCCGGCTTCCGAGAGCAGCCTGACAAGCACATATCTGGCGTCCGTGGACTCCATGTCCCTGAAGTCGCCCAGTATCCGCTGCCTCGGCACCTCCGTTTCACGCTCGGTCAGGGCGAGCAGTCTGAAGAAAATTTCGCTCTTGCACATACACTTCCAATTTTTATTATTACTTTTGTGCACCACATTAAAACGGCACACGTTTGTTGCGTCAAGGACTTTAGCCCTCAGCGTGCAGCAAGCGTGTGCCGTTTATGTTTTAATGTGGTAGTTAAACTAACGGAAGCGTTGAGGGCTTTTTTATTATTAACCCTCCCTTTGTTGCATATTTATTTCATAATCACTACTTTTGTGCATAGGTATCAGGTGTTATCATCAAAACAAGTTTTCAGGGTATGTCAAGAGGTCGCAGTTCGGAACTGATCATGAAGCGTAACGAGGCACTGTTGCGCCGCTATTATTATTGGACGGAAATCCAGCGTCTTCGTTTTGACGACGCGTTGAAGATCCTTTCCGAGAAGGAGTTCTTCATCAGCGTGGACCGCATCATGGCCATCATCCGTTCAAACTGCAACAGACTGAAGGATATCGATGTCAAGCCGGTCCCCAAAATAAAGAAGCCCCGTCTTACCGCCGCCCAGCTCTCCCTTTTTACCGACTGACCGCATTATCCCACACGGTACATTCATAGTGTGTCTCATAGACCTTTATCCCCCTGGGCATCGTGTGGAACCTGCTTCTTTTCCTCACAAGCGGTGTCTGGCAGCATTCAGGTTTGTACATCTGCAGAAGCGCGTCCACCTCTTTCATCCGTTCCATTCTTCCGGCGGCCTTGTCCGCCGTGCCGCTGGTGTAATGCGTGTCATCATAGCAGTCAACAGCCAGCCTGACAATGACCGATACCGTTCCTTTCTGCATGTATCCGCCCGCCCCTCCCAGTGTCTGCCATTCCACCTCGGGCGTGTCAACCAGCACCATGGGGAATACCATCGGATAGGTTTCGGAGTCCCCGTCGTCACGGTAGAGCATGTCCAGCTGCCCGTAATCCTCGTCCACCTGTTTGTTCAGCCATGCTATGTTGTCGGCTATTCTTTTCTGAATGTCATTGAATAAAGTTTCCATGTCATTTTAACAATATATTGGTTATTTCCTTTTCCGTTTCCTTTCTCGTCATTTCACGCAGCTCCCGGCTTGGTCCGATGAACTGTCGCCGGGGCATGTCCGCCTTAACGTCAAGCCTCTGTTTCCTTGTCAGGGCCATCGCCTTCCATTTCAGGGCTTCGGGCGGTGCCGCCTCTGCCTTCTGCCTGCGGGCCTTTTTCCCCATCCTTCTGGTGATGCCCGCTTCCTTGAAGTACATCCTCCATGCCATCTTCCGCATCTTGGCGGTCACTCTCGGATGTGTGGTCATGCGTCCCCCGTAGTTGTGGATTCCCGCATATTCCACGGCATTCCGTATCGTCACCTTGTAAGGCTCCGCCACATACTCCGAACTTCGGGACAGGCGGTTACGCCGGCTTAGTAGCGGACCGTATTCTCCCGCCGCCCCCTTGGCGGAATCCTGTCTCCTTGTTCTCTTCCAGGGATGCAGCCCTCCGTCATAAAAACCTCCCTCGCGGAAATTCCTGTTTACAAGGTTCACCGCTTTTGCCCCGATCCTGCGGGGCAGCGTCCTGCTGAAGGCCTTCCGGATTTCCTTCTCCTTTCTGCGGAGTTCCCTGACGGCGTCATTCACATTCATTTTTTTCTCCTTTCCATAAAGTCCCTTACGGTTTTTTCAGCCGAAGGATACGCATGGGCGATATAGGGATGCGTGTCGCTGAACAACTTTCCGTCCTCCTCCGGGTTGTTGTCCAGCCCTGGTGAGGGCCGATAGTCCGATAACGGCACATCATACCCGGGCGTCGGCTTGTCGTCCGTCTGCTCCAGCGAGCATTTGCAGTTCCACCGGTCTCCGGGGCGATGGCTTTTCCAAAATCTATGTCCTTTGGGCAAAGTCAGGTCAATCCCCCAGAACTGGGCATGTACGGGATCGGGTTCCGCGCTGGTGGTGGGAAGCCACCGCAGGTTCGGAAGGATGTCCGCATCCCTGTCGAACAGCTTCCAGTCAGCCGCCTGGCGGGCACGCAGTACCGCCGTATCGTACTCGGTTTCGAGCCAAGCCGTATTGTACGTGCCGATAATCGCCTGCACGTCTTCCTGGAACCGGGAAAAAGGTTTCAGTTTTCCCTTTTCGTCCAGCAGTTGCGAGGCAATGTCGTTCTGCATCCGGTGGGTGCGGAAAGCGGAGAACACATCGAGGTTGTCGCGTATCTGCTCCAGGAACACTTCCTCCAGCCTGTCATTGTCGCTTTGACCGAATCCTTCCTCCGCGGCACGGCCGAAAGTTCTGACCGTAGCCAGGAACAGGTCCTCGTCTATTTCCGTTCTTACATCAAACGTCCGGTAGAATATATCCCTCAGCACTTTCGCCATCAGCTCCCTTGTAAACTCAAACGAAACGGCCGCCCCCTGCATGCGGGAATCCGCATGGCCGTGACAACGGCGGCAGCGCTCCCCGTAGAGGTCGTCCATTACCATTTTAAAGCCCCTTTCCGCGGGGCGGCGACGAAAAAAGACCTGATACGGTTTACAATACCGTCCTCCTCTTTTCTGTCTTTCTTTCCGGCCGGTACGGGTGACGTGCCGCCTGGGACATCATCCTTGTCCCTGTCAGATGTGCCTGCCCCTTGTTTCAGCCGGCCGTAGTTCTCCGGTTTAGGGATTCCCGTAGCCTCATACACGTATTCATCCGATACGGGAGTTCCCATCTGGCGCATCCGGGATATGATGTTTATCTCCTGCTCGGCGGTGGTTTCCTTGGGCTTGACATAATAGAATTCCCCGCCCCGTGTGTCGTACCCGAAAGCGGTGAAGATATCGGTCATGTCATAGTTCAGGGTGTTCAGCACCAGGATCCGGTCCGCCTCGTTCAGTTTCTTCTCTCCCTTCTCCTGTACGGTCCCCAGCGCCTGCGTGCCACGTTCCGAGGCCTGTGTGGTGAGCGTGTTTCCCAGCACGATCTTGCTGATCTCGTCATTGCATGTGTCGTACAGGGTCCTGTACAGGTCGGAGCTGCCGCTTTTGTTGCCGCTTTCTATCAGTTTCATCTGCGCCTCCTCCGGATGGAGGAACACCGCCGCACCTCCCTGCTCGGCCATATCCTTCACGGCCTGGTCACGGGCCTGCTCGTCACCGGCGCTGTAGGTGTACTCGCGTATGGGCATTCCGAATATCTCGCAGAACTGTGCCCAGTCGGCCATGTCGTTGCGCTTGTATATGACATACGGGGCTATCCTTGCCAGTCTTCCCAGGGAGCGTTTCTCCCCGACAAAGAGCATCGTGTGGTAATTCTCCAGCGGTTCCCCCGTGGTGTCCTCCTGCCGGTGTTTTATCAGCCCCCTCACCGGGTCATAGTTCTTTCTCGGGACGAGCCTGTAGTCCATCCATCCGCTCCCGTCCTTATAGAACTGGAACAGGGAGAACCCCCAGAAGTCCGAGTCTATCAGGTCTCCGATGAACCGGTAGAACCAGGGGGAGCGCAACAGGGTGTTGATCCCCTCGTCCGGGACGCCGTTCCTTCTGAACTCGATCTGTGAGCATTGCACTGCCGATTTCCTCTTCTCTATGACGCTTCCCGTATGCCCGTCCATAAGGATGTCCTCATAGAGGTCATACAGCCTCGTCCGCTGTGTGAAGTCCACATTGTTCGCCCCCCTGACGGCCTGCATATAGTCCGCCATATCCTTCATGAACAGCCTGGGTGCGGTGATGATGACTGTTCCCGGGGTGTTCCTGCCCGGAAGCGGCATGTTGCCGCTTATGGATATCTCTTTCTTCCTTGCCATTTTAATAGTGTGTTACACGTTTGGGATTGCTTCTTATCTGGGTGGGCAGGTTGTTCCTTGCCGTCTCCTCGTCCAGCAGTGGAGCGTCGGCTATGCTGATCTCCACCTTGCTGACCGCCTTGAGCCACTCCATCGCACGGTCATAACGTTCCTTGCGTATGGGGGAGAACTTCTGGGGGTTGTGGATGCTGCATACATGATAGAGCGTGATGTCCTTGGCGAACATGAGTATGAGCGCGTTCCTTTCCTTACCTTTTGCGGAGAATATCCTGTCACAGTCATAACGTGCGGACAGGTAGGAGCGCATCTGCGCCACCGCCTGGTCCTCGCATATCTCCACTATGGACTCGTCCTCCCTGATGATGCTGTCCAGGATCTCCCTGTGGATGCTCGCATCGTAGTCATCCGGATTGATGAATTCAGACATGTCGTTTACCTCCTGTACTTGTTTAAACGGCGGATTGCCGCCCTTTCTATTATGACCGGCTTCTCCATGTTCCCCGCCTTCCTGTCTATGGCCCTGTTCCCTCCCTCCACGCAGTCCGGGCCGTCCGCGGGGTACGGAAGCGTGAGCTCGAACATCCGGAACTGGTCAACCAGCTCCTTCATGTCCGAGGAGTCTTTCTCCTGTTCGTTGAATATGAGGTTGCCGTCACGGTCCATGGGCTCAAGGTTGGCCTCGATACGGGTTGCCTTGTCGGTCTTGCGTTCCTCGTCGGGGATGATGTTCAGCGGGATGCCGTGTTTCTTGCGCAGCCTGTTCAGATGCTTCTTTAAAACCTGTTTGAAGAAGGGGTCTTGCAGCTTGTTGTTCTCCACATAGGCGTAAACGGAAGCCTTTCCTCCCACATGTTTGTACTGTTCGAAGAACGCCTCGATAAAGTCCTCGTTCTTACCCCGGAACACCCTTGCCTTGATCACATACAGCTTTCCCTTGAGCTTGCCCAGCAGGCAGACGGACTTGAAACTGGCCTGTTTCCTCCTGCTCTCCCCCGGGGCCGGGTCCCCGTAAATGACAAGGAACCTGAATTTGTTCAAAGGAGGGACCTTCCCGAATACAAGGTTCTTGAATATGCTCCCTTCGCTGACCGGATTGTTGAAAAATTCCTTCTGTGCCGACGAGGTGCTGATAAGCGAGAGGAACAGGTCTATATCCTCTTCGGAGTTCTTTTCCGGCCATGAGGAGACGCCGTCCTTGTCACGGATATTGATAATGTCCGCGTATCCTATTCCTTTCTGTCCGAGTTCCGCAGCCTTTTCGATGGCACGTGTGATGCAGCAGTCCGCCGCAATGATGTTTCCGTTAAACAGCACCCTGTAACGTCCTGAGACGGACATGGTGGGAATCAACGCCTCTTCAAGCCATTTCCACTTGGCCTTGATACGTTCCGGATTCCGGCATTCCTCATCGGTGTCTATATCATCGATAAGGATAAAGTCAGGACGGAAGTTCTTGTTACGGGTACCGCGTGGCGACTGTCCGGCACCGATAGCCCGGAAGGAACAGCCGCACTGGCATGTAAACTCCCCTGTTTCCCAGGAACCCGGCTTTTTCTGTGTGCCGTAATCCTGGATGATGCGCTGGTTTTCCTCCATATTGGCCATGAAGGGCAGCAGCAGGCGCCCGGCGTTGTCCTGCGAGTTCGAGATAAGCAGCACATTGCGTACCTGCCGGGTAAGCGCCAGCTTGACGATCTCCATCATGGCGCGTGCCGACTTGGCCAGCTCGCGCGACCATGCCCTGACCTCATACCAGCGGTCGTGCCCCATAAGACGCCGTGTCGCTTTTTTATGGAAACCGGCCGGCTCGCAGGTGTAATACTGTGCGAAATAGTAACGGAACCACGCTTCATTATCCGCCTCCAGCCGTTTCTTACGGTCCTCTATTTCAGCGGTGGAGTCGGACGGGTTAATGTCCGAACTCTCCCGGACGGATGCCACCAGGTCGTTCCATTCCGCCAGTTCGGCCCTGTCCCGGGGGGTAAGTCTGAGTTTTGCCATAGCCTTACAGTTTGGATTTTACATAGGCGTCCAGCAGCGGGACTATCTCCTTGCTGCGTGCCATGTCATAAGTGCGCAGCCATTTGACAAAACTTTTGAAAACCGAAAGGATGTCAGCCAGCCCCACATCCGTTTCCATCTTTTTGATGGACCCGGTTATTTTGGCTATGGTGTCCGATTCGGCCGTGCTGGCGAACCTTTCCCCCTCGGGTCTCCCGTTGATGGCATTGTTCAGCTCGGCAAGCTGGAGATACAGGTTCTTGAGCTGTTCTTCCCGTGTCATGGTGATGGATACCTTGTACCGTTCCCAATTGCCTTCACCGGCCCACCGGGAGACAGTCTGACGTTTTACCCCCACACGCTCGGCAATCTCCGCGTGTGTCAGTTCTTCATTAAGGTAAATAGTCCTTGCAAAATCTTTTTTTTGTCTGCTGGTCAGTTCCGCCATTTTTTCATCTTTTTTATTTACGGCAAAATTCGTATTTAAATATTTGATTTGCAATATATTGAATTTATGACACTGTTTTATGACTTCATCATGCGGTTGTAAAGTTGCATCATGCCCCAAGGGTGTTGACTGCAGTAAAAAAACTCTCCATATTTGCACCGTAATTTTAAGACGACCGAAGACGACCGATGAAAAAGCGATACTTTAACATGATACCCTCCCCTGATACCGCCTGCATCCTCCTGTACGGGGAGATCGGCGGTTTTGACGGGGTCAACGACAAGGACATTGTCTGCGAGCTGTATGAATACGCCTCCATGTATAAGGGCATAGACGTGCGCATAAACTCCCCGGGCGGGAGCGTGTACGCGGGCATGGCCATATTCAACGCCCTCAGGGCCAGCGATGCGGACATAACCATCTATGTCGACGGCATCGCCGCCAGCATGGCCAGCGTCATCGCCCTGTGCGGGAAACCGGTATATATGAGCCAGTACGCCCGCCTGATGCTCCATAACCCTTACGGGGGATGTTACGGCAACAAGGAGGAGATGAAAGCCGTCGCCGAGCAGCTGGAGGCGCTCGAGGACACGCTGGCGGACATGTACGCCTCCAAGACCGGGAAGACCCGTGAGGAGATAAAGGATGCCTATTTCGATGGGAAGGACCATTGGATCACCGCCGGGGAGGCCAGGGAGATGGGATTCATTGACGGTATCTATGATATCGGCGAGAGAGTGGATGCCGGGACACCGCAGGAAGTTTATGCCGCATTCCAGGCCCGGCTGGACAATCAAACATTAAATACAGGTAATATGATGTATGAAGAATTGAAGAAGAGACCATCCTTCGCCTCGTGTGCGACGGATGAGGACGTAGTGCGCACGCTCTCCTCCCTTGAAAACAAGGCGGGACAGTATGACGCGCTGGTAAAGGAACGTGACACGCTCAAGGCGAGTCTGGACGGATATGTCGAGAAGGAGCGCGAGGCCAGAAAGGCCGAGATCAGGAATCTTCTCGAGGACGCCATGCAGGACGGGCGTATCGCCCCATCCGACCGTGACGCGTATCAGGCGGTGCTGGAGAAGGATTATGAGAACGGGAGAAGGATTGTCGACGGGCTTGCGAAGAAAAAAAGCGTGGATGATGTTCCGGACACCCCGCTACAGGACAAATCCGGATGGAATGACAACTGGAAAGAAATCCGGAAAAAGAACGGTTTTAATTAAAAAATGAAAAGATTATGGCTGTAACTATCAAGAATACGAATTATGACGGTGAGGTGCTCGACAGGATACTCACCAAGGCGGCCACGGGCAACGAACTGGTACAGAAGGGGCTGATCAACCTCGTGCCCGATGTGACGAAGAAATACTCCATTCCCCGGCTGAAAACGAACAAGATGCTGCGCAAACGCGTGGAACAGCCTGAGGACAAGGACTCCAAAGGGGATTTCATTTATTCGGAAAAGGTGCTTGAACCGAAAGACTTCATGGCCTTTACCACGTTCAATCCCCGCTCTTTCGAGCAGATATGGCGTCCGTTCCAGCCCAAAGGGGAACTGGTATTCCGGGAGCTTCCCCCCAATGTGCAGAACGTCCTTCTGAAAGCCTTGTCCGACCAGGTGGATTTTGAACTCGGATACCACTTCGTCAACGGCATCTATGCCGATGATGAGGAGGATGACGAGCACCTGTTCAACGGCATTCTGATGCGTGTCTATGAAGATCCTGAGGTAATCCGTGTGAACTCCCCGAAAGACGACACCATGATTGAACGTCTGATGCGCGTGCGCAAGGCAACTCCCCAGGTTCTCCGCAACAATCCCAATTTTGTGTATATCATGTCCGTTGACGATGCCGACCGGTATGACGACGAGCTTATCCTGCGCGAGGGAAAGGGCGTGAACTGGACTGATACCAGCGCCATGCGCTTCAAGGGAACTACGATCAAGACCGTATCCTCATGGCCGGACGGCTTGATCATCGGAACAGTGGCTACACCGACCGAACAGTCCAACTTCTGGGGAGCGGTCAACCTGCAGAACGACTTCAACGTGATCCAGATCGACAAGCTGACCAATGCCGGAGAACGTTACTTCTTCAAGATGCTCATGACCGCGGACACGAACACGGCGTTCGGTGAGGAGGTGGTCATGCTGGACGCGCGTGAGGGGAATGTCATCACGACATCCAGCACCACGATCACAATGAAGTCGCAGGATGACGCCATCGAGCTGACTCCCGCGTCAGACCAGGCCTATACCATTGAGGCGGCCGCGGTATATGCGGGAGCGCGCCTGTCCGTGTCCAACAAATCGGCTGAGCATAAAGCGACCGTGCAGGGTACGGAAGTCGCGCCAGGCAAGACTGTATCCCTCTATTATGACGGAAAGTCATGGTTTGAGGGGGATGTGAAGGAAATAACACTTTCAAGCGATCTTGCCGGACAGGAAAGCAAGGCTGCTGTCAGTGCGTCTGCAGAAAGTCTGGAGGTTTGATTATGGCGACACCAAGAGGACTACGAAACAATAATCCCGGAAACCTCCGCCTGTCAGGTGACAGGTGGAAGGGTCTCCGCCCGGTGCAGACGGACAAGGAGTTCTTCCAGTTCACCGACATGAGATACGGCTACCGTGCCATGCTCATCACCTTGAGGAACTACCGGAAGAAACACGGTTTGAGGACCCTCTCCCTTATGATCGGGCGTTACGCCCCGTCCACGGAGAACGACACCCGCGCATACCTTTCAAGTGTATGCGGCGAGCTGCAGGTTCCAACCACCTACGAGCCTGACGTGGATGACAAGGGGACGATGTGCCGTCTGGCCGCCGCGATGAGCCGGGTGGAAAACGGCGTGCCCGCCGTCATGGCGGACATAGAGGCCGGCTGGGAGATGATCTGAAAAATGACATGCGTATGGACTGGGGCACTGTATTCGAACTTCTCCAGCAGTGGCTCGCCCCCACGGGGTGCATAGCCATGGCAATAGGCTGGTGGCGTGACCGCAGGCTCGTCAAGGTCCGTGCGGTCAAGGAGAACGAGGGCACATACAAGCAGTTGTATGACGACCTCTCCGAGACGACTTTACATTTAAGCGACCAAATACGAAAAGTCAATGAGAAAATTATCGTTCTGGAACAGGCGCTGCGTAAATGTTACCAGTGCAAGTATGCTGAGCGCTGTCCTGCTGTTGTCTGGATGCGCAGCAAACAGGGAGAGCCGAACAGCCGTCCGCTCGGGCTCTCTTCAGAGGAGCGTAACCGGGGAAATAATCTTCGGCAAGGCCCCGACGACTCTGACGAGCCTGGCACTGAAACCCGGGCTCCTCCGGACGATAGGCGGCCTTCCGGCCGGCATGGGCGTGACGGAGCAGCATGAGGGGCTGGAGGTGAGGGTGGAGTCGGACGGGGAAGGCGGCGTGAACGTCACGGCCGTCTCGCATGACCGGCCGGAGATCACCGTAAGGGAGACCTCGGATATGAGGTTGGAGTCAGAGGAGGCTACGGCCGAGGAAAAACAGCCGGTTCCCTCTTTTTGGGAGCGGACAAGGACGAAGGTGTTGTGCTGTTTTGTCCTCCTGCTTCTCTTCTGGGGACTCCGGCGGTTTAAAGACAAATCAAGGAACAATTAAAACATGAATCATTATGCCAGAAACGAATACGAATACCGGCGCCATCTATGGCGTGAAAGCTCTTAAACATAACGGGAAGGCTCTCGGGCTGATATCCGAGGACGGGCTGCAGCCCGGAGGCGACTCGCCTTCCAAGACCCGCATCTGGGCGGCGCAGAAACGCAACGCGCCGTTCGCCGTGCTCAAGTCCACACCGGGAACCAAGACATGGACGTTCACGCTCATCGAGCTGTCCGCGGACAACATGATACAGGTGATGGGCGGAACGAAGGAAAGTACCGGAATCTACGTGCCCCCGACGGAGGACAAGGACGTGCAGGGCGTGTTCGACATCGAGACCGTGACGGGCCACACGATCCGGATCTACAACGGGGTGCTCACCTGCAATTTTTCCAACGGCATCAACTTCAGCAACGTGCTGGGCATCGAGTGCGAGCTGGAGATGCAGGAGGCCGGGGAGAATCCTCCCTACAAGATCTTCGCCCCGGGTGACGTCGTACCGGAATATCCCGAGTCATGACGGAGGACAGGGACACACGAAGTCGGGCGGCGGACATGCTGCTTGACATCGGCATCCGCATTCCGGTGATGCCGCTCAGGCCTTTCAGGAAACGCCCCGGGAAATCCTTCCTTGTCATGCGACGTCCGCCCGCCGGGGCGGTCATCCGCATAGCAAGGCGGTACCTGGAGCTCGGCGTCACCCCGGAGGATATCAGGGCGATGGACTATGAGGAAAGGATGCGGTTCGTGGCGGAGAAGGGAAAGGCGGTCAGCCGGATGGTCGCGCTGGCCGTATGCACCGGATGGCTCTCGGGGATGCTGCTCTCCGGCCCTGTGGCATGGTACCTCAGATGGAGGGTGCATCCGGCGATGCTCTCCGCCGCCCTCATCGAGCTGCTCAGGGGCATGGACATACAGCCTTTTTGCAATACTATTCCGTTGGCGTCCAGGACGGCGGGGCTGCTGGAGCCGATAGGAAGCCGGGAAAGGAAAACGGGTTAACGGGCCGGCAGGAAGGTCCCCATAGCGTTTTCGGAATCATCGCGCAGGCGATGGAACGGTTCGGCCGTACAAAACGGCACATCCTGTGGAAGATCAGCTACGCCGAGCTGATGCTGATGAACACGGATGTCAGCCGGTATGTGACCAAGGAGGAGCTCCTGGAAAGGGAGCGCAAACGTAGGCCGGACAAATTCACCACTGAATATTTTCAAACAAAACTCGGAGGATAGGAATGGAACCTGTAAGACTGGAGATACTGCTTGACGACAAGACACTGAAGGGGATGCGCTCGGTGGAGGGCAACCTTTCCGGGATAGGCCTGTACGCAAAACAGGTCATCGCACAGCTGGAGCAGGAACTGCTGGAACTGCAGAAACAGTACAGGAATGCCATGGCCGCAGGTACGAATACCGATGCCCAGATGGCGGACATCCAGGCACTGCAGGGAGTCATCAGGCAACTGAAAGCGGAACTGCAGGGGCTGGAAGAGCAGAAGAAAAAGACAGGATCCACCCCTCTCATGGGAGATGATCCCGCCCCGAAACTCAATAATGTGAGGATGAGCATGCAGCAGATCGCCCGGGAACTCCCCTCGCTGGCAATGGGTCCCCAGATGTTCTTCCTCGCCATTTCCAACAACATTCCCATGTTCACCGACGCCCTGTCGTCAGCCCGCCAGGAGTATGAGGCGCTGACCAAAGCCGGAAAGAAAGCCACCCCGGTGTGGAAGCAGGTGCTTTCCTCACTGTTCTCGTGGCAGACGGCGCTGGCCGCCCTGATCACCCTGTCCGTCGTATACGGGAAGGAGATCGGCGGATGGGTGAAGAGCCTGTTCGGCGTGAAGGATGCCGCCCTGTCCGCGGCGAAAGCCCAGGAAAAGGTGAATGAATCCTTCAGGAACAGCAGCAGTGATGTGGCGGAACAGGTCACTCTCGTCAGGTCCTTGTCCGAAAGATGGAAGGAACTGGGAGACAACATGTCCGATAAAAAACAGTTCATCACCGAAAACAAGAAGGAGTTCGGGAAACTCGGTGTTGAGGTGGGCAACGTGAATGACGCCGAGAACCTGCTGGTGGACAATACGGACGTGTTCATCGGGGCGATGATTCTCAGGGCCGAAGCTGCCGCAGCGTTCAAACTGGCCACGGAGCAGACGGAGAAGGCCTTGAAAAAACAGAACGAGATAGAGGAAAGGCGGAAGAAGGGCCCGACTTTCTGGGACAGGTTCAGGGCCAATTTCTTCTCTTCCGCGTCCGGATCAGCCACTTATACCCGTCAGGCGGACGCTCCCACGGCCGAACAGCTCAGAGAAAATGATATCTCCGCCCTGGAAGAGGAACAAAAGGCAGCGGAGGATACGGCCAAATCCTATATGGACTTGTTCCTTGCGCGGACAAAGGAATGGAAGGAGAGGCTTAAATCGGCAGGCATAAAGGAAGATGACGGCAGGGAAACCAAGGATACGGGCAAACCGGCCCGGGATTATCAGGACGAGCTCGCCGACGCCCGTATCAGGGCACAGCAGAAACTTGAGGCGGCACGCATATCGGTCATGCAGGAAGGTATAAGGAAACGCCAGGCCCTTGCAAGGCAGGAGCTTGACGAGTCGCTCGCACAGATCGACAAGGAGGAGCGTGACACCCTCAAGAAAATGGACGAGGCCGAAAAGAAACGGGGTGTGAAGTCCACGCCCGAGGAAAGGCAGGCCGTGAAAGACAACGCCTCGCAGCAGCGTCTTGTCGCCTACCAGCAATATGCGAAGGAATTCTATACCGCCGACAAGGAATGGCAGGAGAAGGACCTGCAGTCCTGGATTGACTATAACAAGGAATACGGCACATACCAGCAGAAACGTCTGGCCATCATGCGGGAATATACCCTTAAATCCTCGAAAGAGAGTCTGAACGGGAATGACAAAAGGATGCTGTCCCGACAACGTGACGAGGCGCTGTCCGAACTTGATTTCAACGAACTGAAGGACACCATCAACTGGGATGTCGTCTTCGGCAATCTGGACAAGGTGGCGAAAAAGGAACTGCAGAAGGTGAAGCGGCAGATAGTCAGCTTCCGCAACAGCCCGGAATTCAAAAAAAGCGCCACTCCGGAACAGATGCAGGTCATCGAGGAAGCCATCGGGAAGATCGACAGCGAGGTCATCGAGAAAGGAGGTCTGTTCGGCAATCTGACCGAATCCATACGGGAATACTCCGAAGCGGTTGATGAACTGACAGCCGCGCAACGGGATTATGACGAGGCCGTGCGGCAATACGGGGCGGACAGCGCGGAAGCGGAGGCCGCTCGAAAGAAAAGGAACAAGGCGGAAGCCGGGGAGCGCAATGCCGGGAACAACCTGGAAGCCTCGAAGGATAAGGCGGTGAGAAACATCACCGCCGTGGCCGATGCGATGAACACGCTGGGCGAGGCGGACATGAGCCTGTCATCCTTCGGAAGCGCGGTCGGGTCTCTGGTGGACACGCTGTCCGCATCCGGAAGCAAGATCGGCGGCATCATCGCGGCCATACTGGCTATCCTTGACCAGATCGGGCAGAAAGGGCTGGAGGGTTTTGTCGGCAACATTCTCGAATCCGTCATGCACGCCGCAGGAGGATTGTGGGACAGCATCGGACGTCTGTTCGGTGTCAAGGGGCTTGGAGGCATCTTCAAGGGAGCCGACTATTCCGGCTATAACGAGATGGTGGACCAGTACAACCGTCTGAACGAGATATGGGATGAACTGATCGACAAGAAAAAGGAATATATAGAGACCAGCTACGGCGCCGAGGCGCAGAAGGTCGGAGAGGAAGCACTGGCCCTACAGCGGACCGCCATAGACTCTTACCGGATACTGGGCAAGGAACGTCTGAATTCGGGAGCCAGCACGGGATCACACTCTATCGGGGTGCGGCAGCGCAAATGGATGTCCTCTCAGGACTGGGCGGCAGCCGGCGCGGCCCTGGGAGAAGACTTCTACAGGTACGGGATCGGGGAAGGACGTATGACCGGGCTGTTCGATCTCTCCGTGGAGCAGCTGGAGAAACTGAAGTCGGAAGCTCCCACATTCTGGGCCAAGCTGGATGATGATGTCAGAAATTACCTGGACAAGATCATTGAAGGTTCGGAAAAACTGGGTGACATACAGGCCCAGATAAAGGAACAGCTTACGCAGATGTCTTTTGACACCATGCGTGACGCCTTCTATGACACACTGCTTGATATGGAAAGCGGGGCGGAGGATTTCTCGGAGGACTTCAGCGAGTACCTGCAGAAGGCTATCCTCAAGACAAGCCTGTCGAAAGTCTACGACAAGAGGCTTCAGGAATGGTATGACAAGTTTGCCAACTACAACAAGGAAGGAGGTATAGATACCGGGGAATACAAGGACCTCCAGCAGGAATGGAACGATATCGTAAAGGACGCCCTGGAGGAGCGTGACTCGCTGAAGGATATCTTCGGATGGACATCATCGTCTTCCTCTTCCCAGTCCGGCCGGGCCGGAACCGTCACCTCCATGACCGAGGAGACGGCCGGAAGGCTGGAGGGGATCGGCAACGCGACCCTTGACCATGTCATCAGCATTGACAACAACCTTACGAGGCATCTCGAAGGGATGGCGACATCCCTGGGCAAAATTGCGGGGAATTCGGAGTACCTCAAACACCTCGAAACGATAAACGAGAACATCGCGGAGCTCCGGCGCGGTGTGAAACTGAAAACATAGGGCTATGGAAGTGGAGGAAGGATTATTGAAGATAAACGGGACGGACATGGCGTCCCTGGGATGTTTCCTGTACGAGGAGAATGCGGGGGACCATACCAATTACGACTCGCTGATGAAGCCGCCGAAGATGAAGGAGTACACATCCGTCAGCTACCGGGAGCTTGACGGCGAGGAGCTGCCCGAGACATTGCTTCCCCGCTACGAGGCGAGGGACATCACGCTGAAGATGGCGGTGGTTGCGGATACACGGGCCGGGTGGTTCGGGAACTACAACGCCGTGCTTGCCTTGCTGAAGTCCGGATGGCTGACGCTGGAGGTTCCGGAGATAGGCCGGGTGATGAAGGTCTACCTGAAGGAATATACCCGGTACAGCCAGTTCACGACAATCAGGAATACCGGCCAGCAGGTAGCCGGATTCACGGTCACGCTGCGCGAGCCGAAACCTTTTTCAAACAGTGATTAAAAACGATTTAAAGACATTGTAAATGGAACTTGAAATCTACGACAGGCAGGGAGCCCTGAAAAGGAAGGTCAGTCCCGATTCATCGTCCCGGTGGACCGAGGAGGTGGGGGCGGAATTCGTGGTGACGGTGAACTTCACCACCTGGGAGTTCTTCGTCCTGTCGGTCGGCGACTATGTGGAGATATCAGGAAAGCGGTTCTCCATAAAGAAGGAGTACCGCCCGAAAAAGACCGACACACAGAAATACACCTACAATATCAGCTTCTACGGCCGCGAGCACGACATGCAGGACCTGTTGTTCTGCCGTCTGAACCAGGGGGAGGACGACCTTGAGTCCGTCTTCGCCTACGACGGCACGCCGATGGAAATGCTGGAAAAGCTGGTTGCGAACATGAACCGCAACACCAACGGTGTGACGTGGCGTGCAGGACAGGCCGTCACCGGCGACCGGAAGACCATCAACTTCAACGGCCTGTTCTGCTGGGATGCGGCAGGCGAGATAGCCGGTGCCTGGGAAACCGAGTGGTGGCTGGACGGGGAATACCTGAACATAGGGAAATGCGAACACGGCGAACGGGTCACGCTCGGCTATATGAAGGGATTGAAGACGGGGCTGACCCAGAATGAGAACTCCAATTCGATCAAATGGTTCACACGGCTGATCCCCGTAGGTTCAACCCAAAATATTGACCCGTCAAAATACGGCTACACCCATCTACAACTGCCGTCACGGGACAAGTATATCGACCTGAACACTCAATTGGGACTGAAGGAGCATCGCGAGGAAGCAGCCTTTCAGGATATATTCCCGCACCGTCTGGGTACGGTATCCTCGGTAAGGTCCGAGGAGCAGACCAATACGGACAGGGAGAAATACACTGTCTATTATGTCAAGGACAAGGATCTGCCCTTCAATCCGGATGAATACATGATCGGCGGCGAGGTGATACACATCACCTTCGAAAGCGGCGACCTGTCCGGAAGGGAGTTCGAGTGCAACTGGCATAATGACACACAGGAGTTCGAGATCATCAACACCTACCCGGACGAGAATACCCAGATACCGGGAGGCAACATCATACCGGACGTCGGTGACACGTATATCCTGACGAATATCCGCATGCCGGATGAGTATTACCCGATAGCGGAAGAACAGTACAAGCAGGCGGTTGACAGCTTCCTGACAGAATACAGCAAGGACATATCCATCTATTCCGGCGACACGGATTACATCCATGTGGATAAAAACAGTGTGCCGTTATCACTCGGGCAAAGGGTGAGACTGGAGGACGCGCAGTATTTCGAGGCCGGGTATCTTGACACCCGCATCACAAGGATAGAGAGGAAGCTGGGCAATCTTTCCGAGGCTTCCATTGACTGCTCGTCGGCGGTCAGTACCTCATGGAAGTCATCCGTGGACTCGACGCTGAACAATCTGGAATACACGCTGGCGCAGGAGATGGCGCAGGCCAATGTCCGCCTGCTGAAGACCGGCGATATGGAGAGCCCGAGCGACTATACGGCTTTCTCCTCCCTGAGGGCTATAGGAACCTTCCTGAGAAAGAACATAGCGGATATCGCCAATGAGATCATCACCTTTCTCAAAGGTCTGAGGGTCGGCAAGTTTGTCACAGGTCTTATCGGGGGCAGCGGTGCGGCCATCTGGTTTGACAAAAACGGCAAGACAATAGTCGAAGCTGACAAGGCGATGTTCCGTGAGGAGATTATAGTACCGCAGATCACATTCAACTGCATCGATGTGATATCCGGCGACAAGGCGAACTCGTTCGCATACGGAAGAATAAAGACCGTTGACACGGAAAACCGAATAGCCACGCTGGAACTGCTTGAGGGGCAGTGGGGCACGTTACATGTAAGTGATATCTGCCGTGGTATACTTCACAACATAGCCGGCAGCAACCATACTCAAGATGAATACGGTCCTAACGGATTCATGGAGTATTCCGGATACGCCACCTCATACTTTACCCCCACTAGAATCATCGAGAATGAGGCTGGAAACATGAAGTTTGAATACGCTCTTCAGGCAGGAACGAGCGTGCATCCTCTTCCCGGTATGAACTTCTTCGCATACGGCAACTTCACCGACAAGGACAGACAGGACATTACCTATGAGAACAGATATTACTTGCGCAGATTGGTTAACGTGAACACATGGGTAATAGATCCGGATGTGAACATTGCTTACCAGAGCGGGGACCTGAGTGGGCTTACCATCAACGGGCAGATAATGGATGGCTATTCTTCATATCAGAAAAACGTATATGTAAGCGGAACGATAGAACGTCTCAAACCCAACGGTGAGGTGGCTATGGACTTAAGCTACGAGGGTGTATGGCAATCAGGCAGGCATTATGATTACTACGACAGTGTGACGTATAACGGAAGCACATGGGCGTGTCTGAACAAGAACGGTTCGTCCTCTGAGCCGGGTACGGACGCTGACTGGCAGGAGATCGCATCCAAAGGTAGCAAAGGTGACAAGGGTGACGGTTACACCCAGATGGGGCAGTTCAAGACCGGAATGGTTGTTCCCAAAATGGGTGTCGTTTCGATGGGTGGCGGCTCTTATGTAGCCAAGGCATCCACTACGAATTCTCCCTTGTGGTGCTGGACGGACAACGACGGCAACCGGTTTACGTTCAACGATGGTGGTTACTGCTTGACAGGCGAGCAGAACACGGCCGAATATGATGTATTAGCTGAACCGGGAAGAGATGGTACGGACGGAATCAATGGCACCGACGGTGTTCCCGGTACTCCGGGAAAGGACGGGAAGACCTATTACACGTGGATACGCTATGCGGATGACGCCCAGGGAAACGGAATCAGCAATGATCCCACAGGAAAAGCATACATCGGACTGGCATACAACAAGGAAACCGCTGTGGAAAGTAACAATCCGTCCGATTACAAATGGAGTGATATCAAGGGCGAACCGGGCGTTCCGGGTGCTGTCGGTGCTGATGGGAAAACCTATTACACATGGATAGCCTACTCGGACAACGCGGACGGAAGCGGAATGTACCAGCAGCCGAATGACAACACCCAATATATAGGTATCGCGGTAAACAAGGAAACCGCCACGGAGAGCAGCAATCCTGCCGACTATACGTGGTCGCAATTCAAGGGCAACAAGGGTGACAAGGGTGACGGTTACACCCAGATGGGGCAGTATAAGACCGGAATGGTCGTTCCCAAGATGGGTGTCGTTTCAATGGGTGGCGGCTCTTATGTAGCCAAGGCATCCACTACCAATCCTCCCTTGTGGTGTTGGACGGACAATGCCGGCAACCGGTTTACTTTCAACGATGGCGGATATGTGCTGACGGGTGAGGTGAATACTACTGAATATGACGTATGGGCAGAGAAAGGTGAGCCGGGCAAAGACGGAACGGATGGCAAGGACGGTGAGGATGGAAAAGACGGAAAGCCCGGCGAACAGGGTAAACAAGGAATACAGGGCTGCATCTTCCGTGAGTCGGAATGGTCCGCCTCAAGTGTGCAGTACCGCAATGACGAAGCCTTGACAAGCGGTACGAGGTATATTGATTTCGCATTGATAAGGAATGACGCAGCCATTGACGGATGGGATGTGTACAAATGTTTGAAGACGCATGTATCCTCCGCCTCGAACAAACCGGGCAACACCACATATTGGGAAAAGCTGAGCGGGGTAGGACCTATCTATACCAGCCTGATAATATCCAAGAATGCCAGCATCAGCCTGTTCCAAGGGAATCAGGTTTTGATAAAGAAGAGCGACAACACTGTTACCGCAGGCATGTCGGGCTCCACATCCGGTCAGAAGATACGTATATGGGCAGGTTCCGAGGCTCCTGACTCCGCACCGTACCGGGTGAATGAACTGGGTGAATTTGTCTCCACGAAGGCAAATGTGGCAGGTACAATCACCGCAACTCTTCTCTATTCACCGGGAAGTGATATGGATAGTCTGGCTGATTCGGAAGGCAATATGACCGTGAATCCGTCTACTCAGGGATCTACATTCTTCTCCGCTGACGGTTTGGGCGGAACCATAACCCTTCCTCCCGCATCATCATGGAATGGATTGAAACTGGAGTTTGTAGTAGACATGACATCAAGGGTGGCTAAGAACCCGGATAAATATAAGGCTACGAACTATTTCTGCGGACTGGTAGGAGGATTTAACAATAAAACAGAGATTCAGATGGCAAGGCCTTATGTTTTGGAGATGAAAGCCTTTAACAACCATTGGTATATAACACGTATGGATTTAATTGAGTAAACGATATGATATTACAAGCAGGTTATGATTGTTATCTGACACAGGCCCGGGATATGCCTCTGTCGGAACGAATATTTGAAAATCAGGTGTTGATAAACAGCCCTGAGGATGTGGCTATGTGGAAAGAGATCACATCGAAACAGAAGGAGCAGATGATTGCCGAAGCGTCCTTCATTGACGTAGAAGCGATAGATGTTGAAGCACTTGACCGTGTGGATACGCTGCTCAATGATATTGCGGCAAATATCAACAATGCCGGACTTACTGTAGAGGAAGCATTGGCGAAGAAAGAGTACTTCCCCGCATGGGAGGATCTGATAGGTACGGAGGTTGATGTACAGTTCCGCTTCCGCTATGGCGGTACGCTCTATGAGGTTATACAGAAGCATACACCGCAGGAGGACTGGAAGCCGGGAACGGGTACGGAATCCTTGTACAAGGTTGTGCAGATAGAGCACTCCGGCACACTGGATGATCCTATACCTTGGGCACATAACATGGTACTGGAGGAAGGCAAGTATTACACCGATAAGGAGATCCTTTATCTATGTATCCGTGACAGTGGAATAGGTATGGCATTCGATTTGGAAAATCTTGTTTCGGGTGGCTATGTTCAAGTGGTAGAAAATCAAGCAGTAATAAATAATTAAAAAAAATACGATTATGGCAGACAAAAAATTAAATGAAGTATCGCAGTTGACGGACTTTGATTATGCATTGGTTGTAAAAGGGAATGACGTGGCAAAAGTTACAAAACAGCAATTAGCTACAATTCTGGGGGGACTGCTACAGGTTTCTTCAGTTGGAGTAATTGATTTAAAACCTAATATTAATGTAAGCATGAAGTTGCGAGAA